GATTCTTACCGGATGCAAACTCCAAAAACACATTCTTCTGGGTGGAACGGGCCATGATCCGACTGCCATTCAATGGCGTCAAAGGAGAGATGGATTCCAAACAAGTGATGGTGCAGGTTCCATGTATGCACATGTGGAACGAAACTTGTCCAATCCTTTCCGAGGTTAGCCCTTGGTTCAAGGATCCTAGTCTTGAAGACATGGGTCGTAAGTACTGGAAGAAACGCAGTTATGTGTTCCAAGGCTTTGTGCGTGAGAACCCTCTTGCTGACGACAAGACACCAGCAAACCCAATCCGTCGTTTTATCATTGGACCTCAGATCTTCACATTGATCAAGAGCGCATTGATGGATCCTGAATTGGAAAACTTGCCAACTGACACCATGAGTGGTTTGGACTTCCGTATCACCAAAACGCAGAAGGGCGGCTACGCTGACTACAACACTTCAAAGTGGGCTCGAAAAGAATCCGCACTTACCGAAGAAGAACAATCAGCCATTGAAACACACGGCTTGTTTGATTTGAGCACATTCTTGCCCAAGAAGCCCACTGACGTGGAACTCCGGGTCATGAAAGAAATGTTCGAAGCATCAGTTGATGGCAAGGCATTTGACATGGAGCGTTGGGGACAATACTTCCGTCCAGCTGGTATGCAAGCACCAGCCGGTGCCGCAGCAGCAGATGTGGACGAAGATGTTCCGGTGGTCAAGGCACCAGTGGCCAAAGCATCTGTGGATGCATTTGAAGACGACGACACTCCTGTGGCAACAGCACCAGTGGCCAAGCCAGCAGAGGGCAACAAGAAGGCCGAGGATATTTTGGCCATGATCCGTAGTCGTCAGAACAAGTGATGATGCATGTGCCCACGTATCAAAGCTTGGTTGTTTTTGGTTGTAGTTTAACCAAGGACAACTTTATTGATACGTGGGCCGACCTACTGTCTAACAAGTTAGGTATACCATTATTTAATCATGCCGAACGCGGCGCTGGGTACGATTACATTGTACAAAAAATACTTTCTGTACAATTTACCAAAAACGATTTAGTGGTTATTATGTGGCCATCGGCTGATAGATATGATGTGTATGTCAACTCGGCTACTCCACATTTACAAGATGATGTCAATCATGCAAGTTGGCTCGATGGCAAAATGCCACAATTTGTTGATTATCAAGGAAATTATAATCAACAACACGGATGGTATATAAACGGTGCAGTACCTCGAGGGTATAAACATCACTATTACAAATATTTTTATAATCAAACTACACATATGAATAAAGCGTGGTCCACTATCGTCCTTGTTCAAAATTATTTAGATAACATTGGCATTGACTATTTGATGTGCAGTTCTTATCCTTTAAAAAAATTGATACAATACCACGACGACGGAGTAACTGATTTTAATCATGATCTGTATGATAAAATTAATTTTGCCAAGTTTGTTAGAGATTCAGATATCAATGGATTTATTGGTCTAGTTAAACAACAAGGATTTGATTTTTTTAATCCACAGTATCCGGCCACCGACGGTCACCGATGGTACATTGAAAATTACATACAACCGGGATTGTTAGAGTAAGACATGAAGGAGTCTTGGCCGTATACTAATATTTTTATTTTAAAATCTTTACCTAAAAAGTTGACCTTGATCGACCATCTTGGGGGGTTTGATGAAAACAATCATAACCTAGTATTGAGTACTCTCGACGAACTTGCTCAAAAAATCAATGTTGTTCTGCTAGTACATAGTCAATATATATTCTTAGATGATGTAATCAAGAAATACAAAAATTTGTCTTTGGTGTTTAATGTAAATTTACAGAATGAAATAAATTTCTTAAATTTAAGTAGGTACAATATACACCCGGGTATTGATTATAAAAACTTTATCTGTAGTTTCAATGGCTCGGGCCATATCAGTAGACTGTTATTAGTATCAATATTACAAAAATTTAGATATTTTGATCCAGAGTACTGTAGTAAAAATTTTTCATTTACTTCAGAAATCTTAGATGATCACATATCATATCACATTAATACTCAAAATAGATTTTATCGTAAATTTTTTATCACTGGTGACACCGAAGAGTTTTTTCAAAAAATACATAGTTTTGGTCATGTAAGATTTGATCATGCTCAAAATATATACAATTTAGAAAATAAGCTCACTCAAAGTTTCATTCATCTAGTAAGCGAGACCATAGCCACAAGTTATCAACCATTTGTTACAGAAAAGTTTCTGTATAGCGTCGTGACACGAGGGTTGTTTTTAAGTTATGCTCAACCTGGATGGCATGATCATGTAGAAAAATATTACGGTTTTAAAAAATACACTAAATTGTTTGACTATCAATTTGATACCATACAGAATCCTGTTGAAAGACTGATTGAATTGATGTGCATGATTTCAAAATTTAGCACATTGTCAACACACGATTGGCATGATCTATATCTAATAGAACAAGACACCGTTGAGTACAACTACGATCATTACTTCAGTGGTGACTATCTAAAATGGCTTAATCGGCAATGCTAACATTTCAAAACAATCGTGCAATAATTTTACATTTTCCAAGATACTCAGGTGGTAAATTTATCAGTAACTGCTTGTCACTAAGTAGGCATGCATGCCCTCAACATGCTAAGGTAGTTGAACATCTAATCAAAAACCCAATGGATTATCAGTACAGGTTTGATAAAATAATGCAGACCATTCCACCAAAACATGATGCACACCATTGGATTGAAAAATATGAGTTTGGAGATCGGCAGATTTTTGGACCTGCTGCATCGCAGTGGAGAAACGGTATACCTGATGTTAACATAACCGACCAGGCAGATAGTTTGATAGAATCGTCCATGCACTTCTTTTTAACGTCTCACACCCACCCGGCTAATATATTGTTGGTGTGGCCTCGTGCCACGGTGATCACACTAGTCAATCATACAGTTTTCGGCAAAATTTCTCGACGACTCAAATCCAAATTAGTCGATAATAAAAATCATGCTGGCAATTATTGCCGAGAACAATATGAGTTATTGTCCGGAGAAAGTTGGCCGCCATGGAATGAATTTGAATCATCAGGATACAATGCTAAACAGTTTGCGTCAACCTGCCTTGATCATATCATTGCAGAAATGCTTGACTTTTATCCAGAGTACCGGGCTGATACAACAATCATTTTTAACATCGATGATTGTATTTTTAATCAATATAAATTTTTAGAAGAGATGGAAAAACTTTATCAAAAATTAAACTTTGACGATTTTGATCCAGCCCTAACAAGTAAATTTTGGCAAGCATACATGGATATACACATAGACAAAAGTCAAAATTTGTAGTAAAATAACACATCTATTATAGAGGAAATCACCATGGGAAAACCATTTGACGTAAGCAAATTCCGCAAGGAAATCACCAAAAGCATTGAAGGCCTTTCAATCGGCTTCAACGATCCTACTGACTGGATCAGCACAGGCAACTATGCCTTGAATTATCTTATCTCCGGAGACTTTAACAAAGGTATTCCACTGGGCAAGGTCACCGTGTTTGCAGGTGAATCCGGTGCAGGTAAAAGTTATATCTGCTCCGGCAACATCATCAAGAACGCCCAAGCACAGGGTATCTATGTGGTGTTGATCGACAGCGAAAATGCATTAGACGAAGTCTGGCTCAAGGCACTGGGGGTTGATACTGGCCAAGATAAACTGCTTAAATTGAGCATGGCCATGATCGATGATGTGGCCAAAACTATCTCAACATTCATGAGCGACTACAAAGCATTACCCGACGGCGAGCGCCCTAAGGTCATGTTTGTGATTGACAGCCTGGGCATGTTGCTCACACCCACCGATGTGAATCAATTTGATGCAGGCGATATGAAGGGTGACATGGGGCGTAAGCCCAAGGCACTGACCAGTCTAGTGCGTAATTGTGTAAACATGTTTGGTAGTTACAATGTGGGCCTGGTGTGTACCAACCACACATACGCAAGTCAAGACATGTTTGATCCTGATGATAAGATATCCGGCGGCCAAGGCTTCATCTACGCCAGTTCAATCGTGGTGGCCATGAAGAAACTCAAACTCAAAGAGGACGAGGACGGCAACAAGATCACAGATGTGATGGGTATCCGTGCTGCTTGCAAAGTGATGAAAACACGCTATGCAAAGCCGTTTGAAGGTGTGCAGGTCAAGATTCCTTATGAAACAGGAATGAGTCCATTCTCCGGTATGGTGGATCTCATGGAGAAGCGCAGTCTGCTAAAGAAAGAAGGCAACAGTCTAGTGTTTGTGACCAGCGATGGCGAGATCATCAAGAAGTTCCGCAAGAAGTGGGAAGCCAATGAAGAAGGCTGTTTGGATCGTGCCATGGCAGACTTTGGCAATCAGAAAACTGAAGTAAGTATC